GGCCCGGGTTTATACCCGGGTCTCCGCGTTTGACGAGTTGGTTCTTTTGCCGTCTGTGATTTGATTGAAATAAGCGTTTTGGCTTTCTACACAATTGTGATCATAGATGCCAAGACGCCCTATTTACCATTCATGGGCGTAACTCTAGAGCTAATCCTCTGATAACCGAGCTGACGACTGCTCGATTTTCTGATATGTCGTAACCACCCCCAAATTCCTCACACGAACTCGCGTGTGAGGTCTCAAATGTCCACTACCAGGATAGTCATACTGGATAGTAAACGACATGACTGGGGGGCGTGTTACGCGCCCCTCCTATATGTTATTGTGTCAGTTTAATTACATATTTAGGTTGTATTTATTAGTTATTACATATTTAGTTTACATATGCATATTACATATTACATGTTCTTGCATTTTACATATTATTATTATTATAAAACCATAAAAATTAAAAGATATTTAAAAATACCATAAAAAGGAGGTACTCACAGGTTATAAAAACTATATTATATATTACATATTACATGTTACATATTTACTTAAAAACTGTCTGTGAGGTGCGATTAACAAGTAAATTAACTACCACTTTGGGAAGCCCCCGATGTATGTGGATTCGTGAAATTGGAGTGCCTGAGTGACTCCGTACACCCCGCTTTGGAAGGGGTGTATAACTTGTTAATATGAGATCTTGACAATTCTGAATGCTTTAAAAGCAGCAGGAGGATGTCGTTGAGATACCTTAATTTGTTGTGACAGTCCAATTATGGACTAGGTAGCAGGAACTACCGAAGCTAACAACAGCCGTGGAGGAAAACGGTGGAATACTGACCGAGAGGTCAGAGCAGATGGAGACTGCAGCATCGCTAGCAGCGTAGTCTAGAATTGGGAATCTTAAATCAATCCCCCAGCATCAGGATACGATGCACTTGGAAGCCTTTATACTCTTTATGCTATTGATTGCTCAAATGATTAGATAATTAGTTCTGGTCATATCGTATATCAATTATTATCATGAATTCGTCTAAAGCTTCCCCGACTTTCTGCTCCCCTTGTGGAGCAGGTGGTCCTCCCCCCCCGCAATTGGCTTATAATCCGCAATGTCGTTTAAGGTCTATCATGGGTAATGAACATGAATTTAACGTCTACCGTAAGTGTGTTCACAAAATCTCCAAGTGTCGCCGCTGTCACGTAACTCCGTTACTTAATAAAAGTGGTGAGCCAGTGAGTTATTATGTTGAACATTTCAACCGGTTTGACAAATTGTTGTCTGTAACCCTTGGTGACAAAGGAATTGTAAAACGTCCCTTAAAGAAATTACGTAAGAATGCTGTTAATCAATCTGTGAAAAGCATTCCCAATAAGCCTGAAATGGCCGATGCTCATATTGAGCTTACGGATTCCCCTGTTTCGAGCGTCCAAGTGGATCCTAGTCTTCAGTCTTTGCATGAAGACAGTTCTGTAATGACCGAACCTGAGTCAACAGAACATATAAAATCTACCTTGGGAACTCAACTGGAGCAGGTCCAAGCTCAAATGAAGTCATCCTTTTCTGCACCTGTAGTGCGTAAAGCTGCTAGATCTATAGAGCAGCTTGTCTTACTGATTATTGGTCTTCAATATGATTCTTCTTTAGAAGCTATGGTCGTTCGATGTGTATCATTCCTCTCAGCTATTACTGAGAGTGGAATTGTGATGACATTGAAAGATGCTCTGATGAAGTATGTCCAGGAGGCCAAGTTTCCTAAAATCTTTGATGGGAAAACAGTTGGTGAGGCGTATAATGCAGAAAACAGCGTCAACAAACCTGAAGGTATGATTATGGATAGTACTGTTATATGGGAAACCATGAAACAAGGAATTTTTACTAAACATTTATCGTACGTTCTTGGTACTGTTTTTGCCTTTTCCGCCTGTCAGATTAAAAATGTGAAGTTTAATCATCCTGTATATGAGAGTGTTATGAAACATGCTACAGCTGATGAAATTGATGGTATGGACTTAATTGACCATGCTATCAAACTTTACAATTGGACATCTACGGTCGGAATGGCATGTCTTGAAGCTCGCAGCCTTGAGCCTCTTACGATTAACACTTCCACTTTGGCTAAATGTCATGAGAAGTACTACTTCTGGCATAAGAGGTTTCTGGATTTTAAAAGATCTGGAACCTCTACGCTAGAGGAACGACAACTTATGCATGTTGAGGTGGAGTGTATTTACAAGAAACTTGAACAGATTACCAAGGTCCAGAAAGATAAGTTTCTAACTCTTCAATCATCTAGTCTTTGTAGAGATGTTTTGACCTTGTATAATGATGTTCAAGATTTTGTTCGTAAGGTGGATAAGGTTAAGGTGGCTAAAGGGTTCCACATTTTTGGTACTCCCAAGTGTGGAAAATCTGATATTTGTCCCAAGATTGCTGAACAGATGTGTTTAGCTCGAGGCGTTGAATACCGTAAAGAAGACAATGCTCAGATTAACTTGCTTGCCCCCTACCAAGATGAGCTCAACAACAGCACCCAAATCATCACCATTAATGAGACTTTGCCCATAAAGGAAAATTTGGCGAAGTCTGTTGAGACAGCTTACAACACTTCTCTAGCATTGGTGGATCCAGTTCCTTTTCATCCTAATCGTTCTAACCTTGAGGATAAGGCTAAAATTACCTGTACCCATATCGGAGTCATTTCAACGGGTAATACTGTTCAGCCGTTCCTTAACGTTGCAAAAACGCCAGGAGCTTGGGAGCGCCGATTCACCATTGTCGAGATGAAAGTCAAAGAGAAGTATTCTGATGAATTTGGTCGCCTCGTATCTTCGAAATGTGATGGCTCTGAAGATTACCATTGGTTTGATGTTTATGAAATCATCTATGTTGGTAAAGAACGTAAAATCGCCTATTATACATACGAAGGACGAGATAGTTTGCACTTAAATACTGAAGAATTCTTTGAATTGGTGCGCAAGTTGTGTAAAGACCATTATGCTGAACAAGATGTTATTGAACAACGACATTCTACTAAAGCTAACAGTGGTTGCATGACTTGTCAACGATTGTCTCAGTGGTGTAAGTGTCCTGACAAGGAGTGGCATACTAAGTCTGGTGTGACTGTGAATCTTGAAGAATCATCTGTTACGTCAGTTAAAACTGTTTATGCCTGTCCTCGTGGTTATGGAGTTGGAAGCTGGAAGACACCGTGTAAGTTTGTTGACAACATTTGTGTCAATTGTGGAACTGAGATTCCGGTTTATGGAGATGAAGGAACGGAGAACAAACCCGAGATGGGAATTCTTCCAACACTCGCCTCCACAGCTGGTTCGATTATGTGGTCTACCATGTTGCCATGGATCAACCCCTTCATCAAGATGAAGTGGCTTTGGTCTATTGATAACAATGTTATGCAAGTATTCCACGAAGAACTAGTTGAAGAACTCAGTTTCATTCCAGACACAATTGGATGCACGGCTCTAAGTCTTATTCCACACTCATGGGAAACACGCGCTGACGGAAGTCGTACATGGCTTGGAAAGAGGAAAGATTCTTTTATCAGGATGATGGCTGCTGAGAAGCAGATCTTTCTGCCTCTATCTTATCTATTGCGACGAGCCTTTTGCTGGGGATTACTAACCTTTATTATCACCATGTCATTTTGTTATGTTCTCGAAAGGTGTGGCCTCAATCCTCGTGAGTACGAGCAAGTAGTTTTGAAATCTCGCACTTACAATGAATGGGGCTGGAAATACTTGTATCCCGAATATTCTGAATACGTTTTCCAACGTCGTGATTTCTATGCCGATTTGGGAATTTACACAGAAAATTATTTGGATTGGAATGATTATTACATTAATATCTATTTCTTCCAGAAAATTCTCGGTATGCTTTGTATTCCTTGGTATTTCGAGTACACTCGATTTGTTGCCGTTTTGGAAACTCGAATGTATGAATGGTGGCTTATGCCACTTATCATTAGTTGCTCTGTGACTATATTCTTGTTTCTCTACATGTGGTACAGAAGATGGTTAGGATTTGATGCTCGCTATCGTGATTTACAGCGTAGGACTAGCACTGATTCAAATCTTCAGCATGTACTGTATGATAAGGCACGGCGTCACTGTACTGAGTACAATAGCTTGATCCCCACTGCTGTGGGTGTCATGGGAGCTGTTGTTACCGGTTTAGTGATGTGGAATTCCATTCGTAACTCGGCTGAGTTCGGGGATATCCGTAGGGATTCAAATACGAAGTCCTGGAGCGATTGGTTTTCCTTTAATCGAGAGGTTGCCGAACCATATGAACAGCGGAATTCTTCAAATGAGGAAGTGGCTAATGTGGTCTCAAAAAGTTTAACTACTATTGAAGCTACACTCGATGACAAGAAGCGTACTATTCATGGCGTTTATTTACGCCCTGGTGTGCTTCTCATTCCCCGTCATTTCTTCAAACCCGATCCTTATAAGGAAGAGGTTGTTGAATATCTCGACTTGTTCATGGTTACAAATGGTGTTCCACATAAATGTCGCGCTTATACAAAAGCTATGGTCCAGATCGATGGTAAAGATGCTTTCCTCTTGAAGGTCCCCAAAGCACCTAAAATCCAGAGATCTGTAGACGTTATGCTTCCTCGGAAAAGTGGCACTGACTACATAAAGACTCGTCTCTTGTTCTTGAAGGACAAGAAATTGATGACTGAATGTGTTAATGCTAAGTATGTTTCTGATGTTGATTGCGCAGGTTTTTCATGTGGACGAGGTTTGGAATATGTGTCACATTGTTCCGGTGATGGTTTCTGTGGAACTCCAGTTATTGCAGATCGACGTGATGGAGCCATTTTGGGTTTCCATATAGCCGGTCGAGCTCATGGGTTGACTTCCAGGAAGGGTTTTGCCCAAGAGATCACTTATGGCGATTATGAACGTGCTTTAGCCAAGTTGGCCAACAAGCCGTTCTATATTTCGACGCCAGAAATGCGATCTCTTCGCACTACTCGCCTAGGTCAGAACCTCATACCGTGTGAGGGTCCCCATCCAAAAACAGAGATGTTTAAGGATGGAGCAATGGATCCCTATCATTGTATTGAAGTTCTCGGTCATGATCCCATTTTGACTCGATATCGATCTCGCGTAACTCGTGGACTCCTAAGTGACTCCATTACTGAGCATTGTGGCATTCCATGCAGATGGAAAGCTCCTTATTTTAAGGAACCATGGGTTCATCACAATAAAGCTCTAGAAGTTATGGCCGAAGGAGCTTGGGATGTTCCCCCCGATTCTCTTGAGTGGGCTGTGAATGATTACTTAGGTGATCTTTTACCGCCTCTCAGGGAACATATGAAGAAACATCCAGAACTCTGTAGACCTCTCACATTAGATGAGGCTATCAATGGAGTGTCTGGGTCTCTTTATATGGGTCCTTTCAAGATGGACACGTCTGCTGGTATTCCAACCGGCTCAAAAGAGGATAGTGGTCTTTTCAATAGGATCGAACCTTACCCTGATGGTCGCAAACGTTACGAGTTAACACCTATAGCTCTCAAGTATTATGAGGAGATGCTGCAGATGCTCGATAATGAAGAGGCACTTGGAATATGGGTGAAAACTTGTCTTAAGGATGAGGTTGTTGCTGAAGATTCAGAGAAAGTTCGTATTTTCTATATTTTAGAATGTCTTTTCGGACTTATCTGTCGGCAATATTTCCTTCCTGTGGCTGAGTTTATCTCTCGTCATCCATTGACTTCAGAATGTATGGTTGGTGTCAATTGTGCTGGTCCCGAATGGGAACAGTTGATGACCTACATTCATGAACTTGCAACTGATGGTCAGCTGTCAGATCTTGATTATCGTAAATACGATTTACTTCGTGCAATGAACATGATGATAGCTTCACTTAAGGTTATGATTCGGATTGGTGAGGTTATGGAATTCCCTGAATCTATTCTGAAACGGATGGCTGGAGCTGCTGAAGAATTGCGCAGTCCGATCATTAATTGGAATGGAACTATTATTTGGACCTATTTATGGTGTTCTGGTAACTCCATGACAGTCTATGGTAATAGTATTGAAAACTCCTTGCACCAACGAGCGTCCTTTCATTGGAATGGAACACGAAAGCGAGGTGATGACTTCTATAAGCTTGGAAAGTTTCGTGATAATGAACACATTGCAACCTATGGCGATGATCTGCTTAGCGGATGTAAGCCGGAGGTTAGAGATGTATGCGACTTCCATGCGAAGAAGGAATACTTCGATTTCATCAATATGAAAGTTACAGATGCTCGAAAGTCCGACAATCCTCCTGCCACTGTACACCACAGTGAGGTAGACTTCCTGAAACGGAAGAGCGTCTACCATCCTGAACTTGGCGTTAGAGTTGGAGCTTTGAACGTTGATTCCATCTGGAAGATGGGTCACATGTCTGCTGCTGTTGGAGAGCCTGAAGATCTTGCGATCTCTTCTCTCCAGTCCATGCTCACAGAAGCCTTTCTCCATGGAGAAGAGTTTTATGAAGACATTCGTTCGAAATTGCAACTCTGTGCCAAGGACCACAAAATCTGGACTGATGTTCTTGATAGATCTTATTCAGACAAAGTCGAGATGTGGAAGGAAAAATATTCCAGCTAAGCTGGAACCCCCGTCCTGTAGGATGACATTAAAAGCCTAGGCCAGTAGATTCTGGCTCCGAACTTGGGAAGCAAAATCTGTGATGGTATGTTGGTTACCGAGCTTTGTTAGACCGCACAAAACTTAGGCTCTACATCACATTAGGTTATTCATACCGCGATAGGCAACGTTGTATGTTTTATTTTAAACGCCTAGTTCTTCTATGAATTCCTCTAATAAGATCTTCAGCTCGGGTATGGCTGAAGGCACTCAACAGAGTACACAAAATATGCTCATTAGAGACAATTCTCCTGGATATATGGATTCTAGGGGTGCATGGATGGATCCTACACGTAGTGTTGGATTTGTTGATGATGCTCCTTTATCCGAGTTCTTTTCACGTCCTGTGAGAATTATCGAAACAGACTGGGCCGTCTCTACCCCACTCTTCCTCCGTTTCAACCCTTGGACTCTCTTTTGGGAGAATCCGAGAAACCTAGAGAAATTGAATAACTATTACCTTTTAAAAGCAACGATGCACGTTAAAGTTCTTCTAAATGGTAATGCATTCTATTATGGGCGATCAATCTTGGCATACGAGCCTATGCATACTCATGATAACACTTCCATCACAAGTATTGCTAGACAGAACGCTTATGTCAATGCTGATATTGTTCGGTTATCTCAAAGGATGCATATTTATCTAAACCCCACTGATAGTTCTGCTGGATCGCTTGAACTTCCATTCTTTCACGATAAGAATTGTTTGATTATTCCGCGTAAAGAATGGCAGGGTATGGGTGAATGTGTATTAATGAGTATTAATGATCTTAAACATGCTAATGGTGGTACTGATCCAATAACCATCACTATTCTAGCATGGGCGGAGAATGTGTCTTACGCCATTCCTACTGCTAATAGACCAGAAATGCTTATTAATGATCCTGAGATGGATGAACATAATAAGAATGTCATTTCTCGCCCCGCTAGCGTTGTTGCAAGATACGCTGGCTCACTCGCGAACATCCCTGGTATAGGAAGGTTTGCGAGAGCTACTGAAATAGGAGCGTCTGCTGTTGCTTCGGTAGCGAAAATCTTTGGGTATTCAAGTCCTACTCAACTTGATTATGAGATGGTTGTCCCGACTACGAGAACGTCTCTCGCTGTTGTGGATACCAAATTTCCCACGAACAAGTTGACCCTGGATAGCAAGCAAGAAATCACCATCGATCCTGTTACTACAGGAATCCGAGCTGATGACGAATTACCAATAGCATCAATAGCTGGAAGAGAGTCTTATTTAACATCTTTCAACTGGACAGTTAATTCTAATCCTGATGATATGCTATTTCAAATCAGAGTAGATCCCTTTATGTTTCGGAAAAATGCTGATGAATATCATCTTACAGCTTGTGCTGCTGCATGTGTGCCTTTTAAATATTGGCGTGGAACGATGAGATATAGATTTCAAATCGTTTCGTCTAATTACCACAGAGGCAGAATACGGGTCGTTTATGACCCAATGGCTGGTAAGATAAATCCAGGTTTCAATACCCATTACACCACGATCCATGATATCGCAAGTGATAAAGATTTTACTATCGATGTTGGTTGGGCGCAAGCCGAACCATATCGAGAGAACATTCGTTTTACTACTACTCCATTCTCAACTTCATTAAGCACTCCTTTAGCTGTGTCCCCTCAAGCTGGAAATGGTGTTTTAGCTGTTTATGTTCTTAATCAACTTACGATTCCTGGTACTGAAGTCGCTGATATTCAAGTCAATGTTTTCGTATCTGCCCTCGACGATTTTGAGGTTGGAATGCCGTCTGATGAAGTTCATCGATGGTCTTTCCGTCCTCCTGCTGCCACTTTACTCAATGTTCCAGAAATGGCCATTGAGGAAGCTGAGGAAACAGATAATCCAATAACTGATCCTGCTACTATTGATCAGTATGCCGACACGTTGATAGAATGTCCTGATACAACTAAGCTTTTCTTTGGAGAGGTAATTGGTTCCTTTCGACAATTACTTAAGCGCGCAGTTTTACATGAAGCGATAGTCCTCAAAGAAATTAATAATACAAGCGTGGTTGTTATCGATCGATCTTCTTTTCCAGAATATGGAGGTAGGTATTATGGTGTAGCTGCTCCTAATGGAATGGTCGTTACATATACTAATGGGAATCAATATATTCCTTGTGCAACGACTCTCCTTAATTATGTTGGAAGAATGTTTTTAGCATGGAGAGGTTCAGTAAGATGGATCATTGACACGAGTTCTTTGAATGTGTCTGGTGGAGGAGATACTTTTAACTCTCTATCTGCGACGGTTAGTCGGTCAGATGGGTGTTTAAGAATTTCTAATGTCTTACCATTACCTTATACTAATAACAATCCTAACAACATTATGGCGGATTACATCAATGCCGTTGATACAGAATCATCTCTTGGTTGTTTTGTTGGAAATACTAATGTTAATCCATTAATTTCTGTTGAAGTGCCTTTTTATTCCAACAGGAGATATATTTCCACACAATATGAGGAAGATTTTTCTAATTTGACTACATCACCAGCATGGCGATTGTCCTGTGTTATCCCTGGAACCGTACCTGGTTCTGATAGGTGTGTTTTACGGACTTATTGTAGTGCTGGAGAAGATCTCAATTTCTTCTTCTTCAATGGAATGCCACCGATGTTTTACGTACCAAACCTACCAACGGATTCTGGTGCTTCGAGTTAGATAGTCTCGAAGGTCTCAAAACTATCCTCGCTAGTTTAACCAGCTATGACGAGACAGTTTCTCTGTTCTTGGATTGGGTGTGAGTGCAGTCTACCTCACACTTCAATACAGCCTATGCTTGTCACACGTAAACCCCGACCGTAGAGTACGGGTGGTCAATGAAACAATAGGATTAGACAGATTAACAAAATATACAGAATACTACTGTGGTTTATCTATAAAAGTATATAGCGTTGGAAACCGCTGAATTAAATAGTTTAACCAAGGACGGTGTAACGGGAGCTTTACACCACGGCGTTGATATTAACGTCGTCCGACATATTTAACACTAAGCAATTGTACGAGTTTGCTTTCCGATATTTATGTCGGGAAGATTTGTAGTCTCTTACTTAGTGAGCGATATGCTTGGGAAATCGTACCACTCAAAACGCTTTTGGTCTGGAAATGACCTGGAGGGGCGTCTTGTTTACCAAGCT